GGGCATAGGTATAGTAGATATGAATACTACATGTTGTAAAAAGACTACCCCCCCTCCATTGTGTACACAATGAAACATAGTAATGATTACTACATGATATAGCAAAGAAAAAGACCAGGCTTTTGACCCGGTCTCTCTGACTTGCTTGAATATTTAGGCATGTCTGTCCACAGAGGTTGCATCCGCCTGCACATTAGAGAACGATCCAATATTATCACTGTCTGTATTTCTGTATATATTGGAATGACTGATGCAGAGATCCACTGCCACCTTGTCTGCTACCACCTGTACATTACTGCATCCATACACCAGCAGCTTTGTGGCACCTCTTACAGTGATGATGGAATTATCTTTGCACAGGACTGGTACATAGAACTTCTCCGGAGCGTCTGCCCACACAGGGACATCCTGCATATAAAAGTTTACTGTCTTATATCTCCAGTCAAAAGCCTGCGCTTCCAGGAGTGTAGCAAAAGCTCCAGCATTACCAACACCAGTAGGATGCCAGGCAGGATGGTCAAAGGAGATATAGCAGTTGAAGTTTTCCACATCAGAGGAGGGATGCTCATCTGCTTCCTTGTCACCCATGATCCCCTTGGGATCCCACTCAGCAAAGACCATGACTCTGGGCTTCCGCCTGTTGGACTGCCAGCCTGCCTGGTAGATCACCTTGCCTACATAGTTGCCCTCCTGAGTGTCAGGGTTGTAGTTTGTGTAGTCTGTATAGTTGCCACAGACCATAAAGCTGGATCCTCTCTTATCGATGGACTGCATCTCTCCCATGTAGTAGCCATCTCTGGTGTGATAGATAGGATCACCTACGATACAACCGCCCTGTCTGTCAAACCTGACTACACAGGATGGATCCTTGCCTATGACATAGAAGTAGTCACCATCTGCGCACATTCCCTGGTGGAGGTTTCCATCTCCCACATTGCTTCTGCAGATCTCCGTGACAGTAAACAGGTCCGGATCCACTTCCAGGAACACCACGACACCAGCGGAGATGCTGTAAGTGTAGAGTTTTCCGTCACTCCAGCTGATGCCATGAGGAAGATATCCGGAGATATGCCTGGTATATTTAATGGCATAGGTGCTGGCATTCAGAACGAAGATCGTGTCAGAGTTACCATCCACAGCAAAGATCTCATCTCTCTCCGCTGCATAGGTCAGGTCATTACCATGGATCAGGGACACCTGATATCTGTTAATATACTCGCCAGTATTGATGTTGTAGACATAGATATAGCCAGGATTAGCATCATCATTCATGATGTAGAAGATGACTGTATCATCTCCCTTCATGCAGCATCCCTGCATTCTGTATCCATTCCACAGGGGTGTTTCACCAATCAGGACAGGCATGGAGGAGGCCTGGAAGTCTATCTTTCCAAGGATCTCATCCATCTTTTCCTGAATCACTTCCTCAGTGATCTGATCCAGATCCTGCAGGTATTCACTGATCCTGCTCCAGTCTTTTGTCATCTGCTGGATCCGGTCCAGGATCCAATTAAGATTCAACTCATGGAAATTGGTATAGGGAAAATTCTCAAAAGCTCCCATGATGATCCTCCTCTCTTAATATACCTGAATGCAGAACTCTTTTTTGAAGCTCCGCACGATGGTTTCATAAATGGACACTTTAGCAACTTCCAGCTCTTTCATGACAAGATCCTGTGACGCAGTGACACCAATGTTACCAGTCCTTCTCTCCGTAAACTCAGAGACCTTATTGGATTCCACCTGCCTATTGTCTTCCTCTTTCCTGGTAGTGTTAAGAGTCCTCAGGTTAGTGTTGTCAGTGGTCTCAGTGAGATTGTCGGTCCTGGTAGACTCAGTCTCTTCCAGGAGGTTGTCAGTCCTGGTAGTGTCTGTATCTTCAGATAGATTATCTGTCCTTGTGGTGTCTGTCTCTTCCAGAAGGTTGTCAGTCCTGGTGGAGTCAGTTTCCTCAGTCAGGTTATCTGTCCTGGTAGAAGTCCCTGAGTGAGTGTCCTGCAGGTTTCTGGTCATCAGGTCATCATTGTCTCCATCCCTGGTGCCAGCGTCCGTCTGCTGCATGGTAGTGGCATTATAGCCAGCAACACTGTTGGTAGTGTCCTCATCAATGGTAATGTCATGGCGCTCTGTACCAGTATGATTGTCAGTGTAGCTGTCCACAGTGGTCTGTGTTCCAGTGTTGTCCTTTTCCTCCTGGACTCTCTGAGTACCAGTGTTTTCTGTGGATCCGGTCACACGCTGCGTGCCAGTGTTGTCCTTTTCCTCCTGGATCCGCTGAGTCCCAGTGTTTTCAGTGGATCCTTCCACCTTCTGAGTCCCAGTGTTTTTGCGTTCACCATCCAGCTCATCAGTGATGGTACCAGTGTCTTTAGTGGTGACATTTCCGGAGTGGACCTCTGCTCCGCTGTCTTCTGTCCTGGTAACTATATCAGCGTCAACATTCCATAAAGGATTATACTTGGCTGTCAGGACATTATACATCCTCTGCCAAAGAGGATAGTTGACCGCAGACCAGATGGTCACTGCAGCCTGCATGGTCACAGGCTCCGGATAAAGGATCTCCAGCTCCGCAGTGTCCAGTAGGATCTTCTTCACTGCCAGTCCTCTGTCGAGGCCTGCAGGGACCTGGAAGCCATTAAAGACTGTGGGATCCGTGTTATACAGTCCCAGCATCGACATCCATGCCATCCTGGATCACCTCCTCACTTTTGAATCTCAGCCTGACTGACAGATCAAGCCCAAACATCTTATTAGCCTTTTCAAGCCCCAGCTTGATCTCTTCCAACCACAATTCAGCTAAAGCCTTTGTCTGCACATTATTGGCATTCACCTCATCAGCACTTACTCCGCTGGCCTTGTTTATATTGACATTGGGGATCCCTATGAGAGTATTAAACTGACTCTCCAGGTTGATCATCGTATTGATGATGTCATTGGCAATGTAGGTGTTTTTAAGGTTTTGCTGGAACAACATCCACCTTGGATTGCCATCCTGGTCAAAAAGATCCTTGTCAATAAACTGTGCGGGCTGTCCGCTGGCGATGTTGTCATACAGTTTCTTAAATGACTCAGCCTGGGCCTTATTGTCAGCTGCAAAAACATAGGCAAACTTACTATTTATGATGCTTATGCCAGCACCCTCAGCACACAGTGCGAAAAGGTCACCATACAGGGACACGATGTCCCATGCACCCAGGTAATCAGGCTGCATCTTTATAACAGTACAGTCTTTGTCAATGACAGCCTTGATGCTGCCCTTGAGCAGAGGGTTTGCTATCATGGTATAGCTGGGCCTGTAGAAGATATTGTATCCACCCAGGGATCCGCATTGTGGGATGATACCATAACTTCTGGTATTGATAATATCAACATGTCCGCAGACAAAAAGTGCATATCTGAAGAAATCACGGTCCCAGTTGTCAGGTATCCCTTCAAACTCAAAAACAGAAACAATCTTTTCTACCAGGTACCTTTCATAAAACCAGACGAGCGCAGCGTCCTTACAGTGGACTGTACCTGGTCTAAGGTTTGAATTATAGGAATTCTTCCAGTCATAACCAAAAGGGACCCCATTGTTGGAGTATTTGATAAGATCTGGCATGTTATCACCTCCTGAATCCCCATTTTTTACGCCCTGCGCCTTTTCCAATAATAAACCATATGAGACCAGCGTCTCCGGACACTCCTCCTGGATTATAGGATCCTGCGGTCTGGAATGTCTGACCTCTTAAGTTTACTATCTGTTCAGCGCCTGTTAAATAATACGCAGCAGTTGGCTGTACTCCATTAGGTACATACCAGCAGTCTGAAGTACCAGCGCAAGCCTGGCCTGACTGCTGCAGTGAGATGGTGGACTGCAGGCACTGATCCAGGTGGACATGATCCCCGGTCACATTCCCTGCCACACCAGTATGTCCGATCAGCTGGCCTTGCCTGAAAGAGGTCTGTGAAGGGACATTGTTGTCGTGCATGAACAGGAAGCACAGCCATTTTACACCTGAAGGAGTCAGGACCTTGCTGTCAGACTTATACATAGCTACATTGTCAGATCCGGACAGACTCAGCCTGTGACAGTCAACAGGAGCATAATATGGATAACTCGTTGATGGCCCTGCCCAGTCTGTCATGGTGCCACAGCAGTGGGAATAGGTGCCTGCGCCATTTAGCTGCGTACAGTTTAAGTAATCCAGTGGAAATAAAGCCACCTGATAGAGGACATTATTTACTGTTTGATATGCGGTATCACCAGCATTCATTTCTTAATTCCTCCAGTTTTTTTCGAGCAATCATTCTCTGATCATCATTTTCCGAATATTTCGCAAGCAGATAAAGGATGGATATCTGCTCTGTTTTAGAAAATCCTCTAAGATCTGTGGGAAGGTCCGAAAGAGGAAGCTGCATAAAGATCCTCCTCTGGATCTCCAGCTTGAGAGTCGGAGCCTGGTCATTCATAGAAAAAGCCACCTTCCAGATAACTTTTAATTGCTTTGAGCTCCTCATTGCTGGCAGCAATAGCCAGATCCCCATGCTGGCACTGTATGAAACCAGGGACAGTGTTCAGGACTCTGGACCTGCAGAGTGGTCTGCCATTATCAGTGTTATCCTCATCAGCTACTTTATAATGAATAGAGTAAAGCATAATAAAACCATGTGAATCTGTTTCTGATCCTTCCAGACCTAAAAATCCGGAGGACTCTCCGATCCGTCCTGATCCTGGAGCCATTACCTCCCTTTGCAGTGATATGATAGAAGCCATAGTTGAAAAGGGATTCATGGCAGCAGCAGCCTGCACCACATTTCCTGCAGCCTGCATTGTCTCTCCGACCTGCTTTGTTGAAGCTGTCTTTATAGAGACTCCTATAGGAATGAAGTCTGTATAGAACAGGTGCTTAACAGTCCCAGCATTATCTCCAATGTATAATCTGTACTGTCCCTGTCCTGAGATGACATCGACCTGCAGAGTGATGGACAGTTTGTCATAGCTGATCAGCAGGCTGGAGTCAAGATTGATCAGTCCTATCCTGGGCAGGTATACCTGGTAAATGCTGTATGGTGCAGCGTTTAGGAAATCTCCTCTGGTGGATGCCTGGGGATGCTTAGGAATGCTTGAAAACTCGGCAGAATAGACAGCGTTATATTTAGGATCCACTGTCCGGAATTGGATACCTGACAGGTGGTTTCTTCCTAAATAAATACCGCTTGTTGTATCCAGTGTTCCAAATATGCTGGCTGTAAAAGGAAACCAGTTGATGGAGTCCACATAATCAAGATATGGATTTTCAGCTGCATAGGCCAGGCCCATTAGAGCATCATCTGTCAGATTTGGGTTTGTATATCCAAAGATCTGCCTGCCTGCTTCCATAAAACTCATGTTAGCAGAATCAGCCACAGTCAGGCCAAAGCATTTATTCATGAACTTCTTGTATTCATTATAGGACAGAGCATAATAATTGACACCGCCTGGGATAGAGTTTTGTCCTGAGTTTGCCAGCAGTCCAAGTATAAATGTTCCATTAGCTGAAACATCCCAAAGATTGGAGGACACTCTTGAGTAAAAGACAGATTCTGACGTGACAGGATACAGCTCATCCCTTATGCGTCCGTCAAATTCATCTGAGGATCTTAGGACATACTGTGTGGACGATCCTATCTCCGTTTTCCAGGAAGCCAGCGGATCAACATCACAGTGGGCATACCATATGTTTTTGTCCTGCGTCCAGTCCCTGACAAAGTAATATCTTCCAAAGTCAGAGATCTGACAATAATTGTAAAGGGATGGATTCCATCCATCCCCATTAGCAATTTTGATCACAGGATGCAGGACTGAGCAGTCATCTTTCAGCACGCAGTTGGGAGCAAACACTGCGGATCCTGTAGGTTGGGCAGTGGAATTATCCTTTTTTGCAAACGTGTAGAAGTAAACAAGCATCCTGGTCCCTCCTTTAATCCAGCATCAGGACAACACCCTTCTCTGTAAAATCCGTGTACCATTTCTGGACATAACTGAAAAACTGATTTGCATAGTGGCCCTTGGCGTTAAAATTCGTCATCATGGCACGCTCATTCTGCGTAACAGTACCAAGCAGATCCCTGTCATACATAACGCCGATCGGAGCAGCAGTCACAGCGCTCTGGGCGGTCTCAATCGTACCATCAGCCTTCAGATAGGAAGGAGTACACTTGATAGTGGTCGGAGTGGAAGCGCTCTGCCAGAAGTTGACCGCCTCAGTGGAAGCCATCTGCAGATAGCTGTTGTCAAAGGTCCTGGCTCTTACTCTGGCATTGATGGCATTCATAAGAGGAGCATACATCTTGACCACCAGACGATCCGCAGGAGTGTGCTGATTGATCACCTTGCCAGTGACATTGACCTGGAAGAGGTCTGTGCGCTCAGACATCATGCCTGCCAGAGTCTCCAGTCTGGCATACAGCCAATATACAAAATCCGGGAAGTTGGCAGGAGCATAAACAGTGGTAGCAGTCAGGGACTGCCCGGTCTCGGTGTTATACTCAGTCAGCAGATGGATGACATCCGGAGAGCTTGTGGAGATCTTAGCAGCCATAAAGTTGGCTACCAGCATTCTGGCAATGGCCTCAGTCTTCTGGACCTTCTGGTTCTCCGTATTGGTGGCGATCATGGCAAAGAAGGCATTCAGCTCCTCAGGTCCACGGAAGGCTGCATCAAGCTGATCCATCAGGATTGACGGAGGCTGCAGCTCAAACGTGTTCTGGCCGTAAAAATTCACGGAAAGGACATTGGCCTTGTGGACCTTCCACTGATCGATGCTCTGGCCTTCCGTCAGATCAAACTCTGCGGAGTCCTGCCAGTCAGTATCAGCGATCTTCAGTTTGCGGATGACAGATCCCCACTCCATCTGGGTTTTGACCACATCCGCAAACTTTCCGGAATAAGGACGAACAGAGAAGATAGTGCGTCCGATCAGCTGGGTGATGGCACCCAGGACCTTGTCATAACCAGCCTTAAGGGCGGTCTGACCGATAGAGATAAAATCACCAGGAGCAATAGAAGTAATAGCACTTTCACCAGTACACTGCTCCACGATCGACTGCAGAAGAGTTGCAGCCTGTACATAGTCCATGTTATTGACATTAGGATTAGGCATTCTTATCCTCCTTTATTTTGCCCCAGTGGGACCGATCAGCTCAGACAGAGCTTCTTCGGCGGTCATCTTGTGGGGCTGTGCTTCAGGCTGCATCTGATTAACGATGTTCGCAGCCTGCAGATCCAGCAGTCTTGCGTTGATAGTGTTCAGAGTCTCCTGCATCTGCTGGATCAGCGGATTCTCTGCAGGAGCTTCCGGTGCTGCAGGCTGTTCAGGCTCAGCCTGTGGGGTTTCAGTCTCTTCAGGCATGGACAGGATCTCTTCCCTGGTAAAGCCTGCCTGCAGCAGCTGCATGATTTCAGAATGAGTCTTCATAGTGGCAGATCTCCCTCTATATAAAGATAGTTTATGATTCGCTGGACTTCGTCATATTTTTTGCCCAGCCTTTTCCTCCTCTCCTCTCCGTCACCATAGCAGCCATCAATGGTCCGGATCACCAGCAGGAGAGTTTTCCGGATGTCCCTGCAAACACCTTTTACAGTGACACCTTTTGTGTCAAGAAGTAATTCGTTCATGGATAAGATCCCTCAATTCTATCAGCGCTGCTGTGTTTTCACGCAGCGTCTGCTCCAGAGCGGAGACTTCCTCCCTGTGTTCTTTCCTCATCTCCTGCATCTCCATCTTGTGGCTTTTCAGCAGCTCCCACATGAAGTAGAACAGGGCGCAGGCAGCGACTATTGGAAAGCCCACAGAGGAGATCAGACTTACCCAGGTATCCATGACAATCACCTCTCTTATTTATAAAATGGGTATCATCTCATGCTGGAGCCACCAGCTTGATCGGCTCCCTTCTGGGGAGTGGCTGTCCGAATGATACCCTTATATGATTTATATCATAATTCTACTATTTTGTAAATATGAGAAAATTTTATTGACATGTGTACACACTCATTATATAATACACTTTAGGGAAGGAGTCCCAGAAAATTTAATAGGAGGTATATTTATGGAAAGTATTAAACTTGTAATGTTTAAGGATGAGAATGGCAACTGTTTATAAGGAGGATCAACAATGCTTAAAATGAATGAGATCAGGGATCTGTTCCCTATGGCTGTTGGCGCTGTCATTGACTACACGAATGGAGACATCATCCTGGATCTTCCCAATGATGATGACTTCACTGAAGACATCATCTATGGCTGCCTGACTCTCAGGTATGTCATGAAAAGCTGCAGGACTCTCCAGGATGGATCTGATCTGGTCCGGTATACGCTGGAGAAGACGGACCTTTACAAGAACAGGGCAAGAAACCTGGAGCGGATCCGCACTATTGAATGGTATGAAGGAGATGGAAGGAGGCTGCTGCACAGATGATCAAGAAATCCCAGATTGATACCAATAATCCAAGACAGTCTGAAGTATATAAAGTTCAGGTCAATAAGGACCTTCTGAAGATTCTGGAAAATTCTGAGGTAGTGGACCTGTACCAGGATCTTGTGAAAGGACTGAACGATATGTTTCCATCCTCTGGCAGAAGATGGATGGAGCATAAGATCATCAAGCTGCTGACCATGCTTGCCGATCAGGAGCATGAGGCATGGCTATGGAAGAAGAAGCACGCTGATCTGCTTTATAGGAGAGATAATAATGAAAGCTAAAGAGGCAGCACTGTACATGAGGAATGAGATCCCCTGGATCCTGCAGGCCAAGCACCTGGAGTGGGGGAGAGTGGCTGTCTGGTATGATCCAGCGGTCAGGCCTTCCAATAAGGAAGTCAATGACATGCTGGAGACATACTCCGCCTATATAGCCGATGTCATCAAGACCGCCAATGATGGACCTGCTGGATATATCCTGGCACCTATGGGCAGGGAGTATGTAAACCCTCACAGGGCCAGTTTCCACCGCAGGCAGATCAGCCTGAAGCTGTCTCCTGAAACTGACAAGGACATCATGGAGAAGCTTGACGGACTGGAGAACGTGCAGGGATACATAAAGTCCCTGATCCGTCATGATCTTGTCTACCATGATCCGGAGGATTTTGAGGATGACTACAACTAAACAGCTTGTCTCCAGGAGGAAATTGGACTATCTGATCAATGATGCCAATAATCCGCCTGCCTGCATCTTCTGCGGGCAGGCGGACCTGTCACTGGAGACACTCCAGTGCTGCGTAACCAAGAGGAAGACTTTTGTTTTCTTCCATGAAACATGCTTTTATGAGGAGGTAGCCAGGTCATGGCAGGCAAGAAGAAAGCAGGCATAGGAAATGTTCCCCACAGTCCCAAGGGATCGCGTGCCAGCAATTTCAGAGGGACTAAGAAGACTCTGTATAATCCAAGGACAGTCAAGTATCTGGATCCGGACACAGCCAGGAAGGAATACCAGAGTTTACGAGAGATAGCGCTTAAGCGCCAGAAAAGGCTGAGAGAGGCTGAGCTGGAACCAGAGATAGCTTCCTTTGAATTACCGCCATCATCTCTCCTGCAGGATCCTGGAGAGCTGCAGCAGGCCCTTCTGGATGTCTCCAACTTGCTCAGGAATCCGCAGAGCGTCCTGTTCATAGCCAAGAAGGTCAATAAGGAGAAGATGGATGCAGTCCTTGGGACACTGGCAAAGCCTGGTGATAAGGAGATAGTCCGAGGAAAGTCAGGCCGATTCTACAAACGTGAAGTGGCTGACTTGGGAGAAGTGATCAACAAAAACCGGAAGGCTTTTGGGGATTTCATGGAAGACATGAGAGCCAGGGCAGGAGGCAGGATCCGGAACAGTGACAGAGTCCGGCTGGCCTATGAGGAAGCAGTCAAAAGACGCATGAGGCCCAAGACACTGGAAAAGCACTTTAATAAGTGGATGCTGGACAGTGACAAGGTGGACAAGCTGGCACAGACACTGGAGAAGGCTCCCAAAAGTGGCAGACTGACGATTGCCCAGCTGGAGGAGCTGCTGGGACCTCTGCCAAAGGAGGATAAATGATCACGCAGATCAGAGGAGAAGCGGTTTACTCTCCAGAGGACTTTGACAAGTGGGACCTGATCAAAAGGTTTCCGATCAGCAGAGGCGGAAAGAGGAGATACTATGAGTGTATCATCACTTTTGACATAGAGACCACCAGGCTGGAAGAGATCGAGCAGTCTGTCATGTACATCTGGCAGATGGATCTTAATGGATATGTAATAGTCGGAAGGACATGGGATGAGTTTAAGGCCTTCCTGGAGCGTCTCTGTGAAGGTGTGAAGGATGGCCTTTACTGGGTTATATATGTTCATAACTTCTCATATGAATTTTCATTCTTGAGAGGGATCCTGAACTTTGAGCCTGATGATGTTTTCCTCACATCTCCCAGACGGATCCTCTATGCCAGGTGGAATCATATTGAGTTCAGATGCAGCTATATGCTGACCAACATGTCCCTGGCAGAGTTTACCAGGAAGATGGGAGTGGAATATCAGAAAGTGGAAGGCTTTGATTACAATAAGAAAAGGTTTCCATGGACACCACTCACTGATTTTGAGATGGAATACATTGTGGGTGATGTTGTAGGTCTGTCCCAGGCCATAGCTAAAACACTTAAGATGGACCATGATGACATCAAGAGTGTCCCTTACACGTCCACAGGTTATGTCCGCAGGGACCTCAAAAAGGCCATGTCCACATATCCACGGATAGCACTCAGAAAGATGCAGCCCGACCTCTATATCTATGAGATGCTCAGGGAAGCATTCAGAGGAGGCAACTGTCATGCCAACAGATATTACACTGGCCAGATCCTGGAGAACGTACACAGCATTGACAGATCCAGCAGCTATCCGGACTGCCAGGTCAATGATCTTTTCCCTATGGGACCCTGGCATCTGGAATCCAAAAACCTGTCCATAGAATTTGTGCTGCGTATGATCCGAAACCAAAAGCGCTGCTTTGTGGCAAGAGTGGCGCTCAGGAATGTCAGGCTGAAGGATAAGGGATTTGGCTGTCCGTATCTAACCAGGGACAAGTCCAGGTCCATCATCTGCCAGGGCAAGACTGCTGATGGGCAGAGGAAGTCAGACTATATGTATGATAATGGAAGGATCCTGTTTGCAGATTACCTGGAGACTACTATCACTGATATCGACCTTAAGATCATCATGATGCAATATGACTTTGATGATATCACCTTCCTGGATTTGGCTCATTGCAGGTATGGAAGACTGCCGATAGAGTGGAGAGACTCAAATGTACAGTATTATATCAATAAGACAAGGCTGAAGGGCAATAAGGAAGAGGATCCGGAAGGGATCTTCTACGCTAAAATGAAAGCCCTTCTCAATGCAATTTACGGAGATACTGTGCAGGACCCTGGTAAAATTACTATCAAGTACACAGGGAATGATGAGCTGCCTTTTGTAGCAGATGGTACACCTCTGGAGGTCAAGCTTGCAGAGTCCCAGAAGCATACATACAAAAACTATGCCTGGGGTGTCTGGTGTACAGCATGGGCAAGGTATCGTCTGGAGGAGATGATCCAGATGGCTCACCATGCCTATGATCCTGAGACAGGCGAGGAGTTTAATGGATATGTTTATTCAGACACTGACTCAGTAAAGTATCTGGGGATAATCCCTGGAGTGGATGATTATAACATGGAACGGATCCACAACAGCATGCAGAATAATGGCTATGCGGATGATGTCCATGGGATCCGGCACTATATGGGAGTGTATGAGGATGAAGGAACATATGACAGGTTTATTACCTGGGGAGCCAAGAAATATGCCTATGAGATCAATGGCAGCCTTCACATCACTCTCTCAGGAGTGGCTAAGAGCGGAGCAGCGGAGCTGAAGTCCCTGGAAGACTTCAGGCCGGGCTTTGTCTTCCATGACGCTGCAGGCCTTGAAACTCTCTACAATGACACTGACTATGGTGAATATGAAGTGGATGGACACACGCTGCACATCACCAAGAACACAGTCCTGCGTCCTACGTTCTACAAGATGGGGCTTGCCCAGGATTATGAGAGGATCCTCTCAGATCCGGAGATATACCTTTACATTTTTGATGCTGCGTATTATAATGTTGTTTAGCAGTGGGAAGGCTGCTGACATAAAACAAAAACACAAAAGGAGAACAAAACATGAACATCATTAACAAATCAAGAGACCTGACCAAACGTGAGATCTATAAGCTGACCAAAGGTCCCAGCACTTCTGTACAGGATGCAGTAGGCATGGAGATCAAAGTGGACTGCTGGCTGCTTTACTCTGATGTAAACGCCAAAGGTGAGGAAGTCGAGATCCTGGCGATCTTGGCGGATGATGGCAGCGTCTACTCCACCATCAGCGGAACATTCAAACGCACCTTCGAGGAGATCCTTGAGATCTTTGAGGATGAGGAGCTGCCTGAGATCCTGATCCAGGAAGGGACCAGCAAGAACAACAGGTCCTTTGCGTTCTGCACCATCGTATAATTTATATAGGGCTATACAGTCTTCCTTCCCAACTGTTTGCCATAATATACCCCGCAGAGGAGGCTGTCACAGCCTCCTCCTTGCGTTTTATTAGGAGGATGTATGAATATATACCTTGATAACGGATATCTTGATATAAAGGCTGTCAGAGCCTATATGAGTAAGAAAAACCTGGTATATGCTTTTATCTGGGGATCCAGAGGCATAGGCAAGACCTTTGGACTCTTCTCCGATGTCCTGGATAAACATGAGAAGTTTATGATGCTGCGCAGGACCAAGGTCCAGACGGACCTGATCACTAATGATAAATTCAGTCCATTTAAGGCCATCAATACGGAGAGAGGATCCAATATCAGGCCTTTTCCTCTTGGATCCGGAATGTATGGTTTCTATCATTCAGAGTGGGATCCGGTCAAAAGTAAATGGTTAAAGACAGGTGATGAGATAGGTATAGCAGCAGCAGTCTCCACTGCTGGCAATATCAGAGGTTATGACGGATCGGACATTGATGTCATCATATATGACGAGTTTATACCCAAGAAGGCGGAGAGACCGATCAAGGGAGAGGCAGGCCTGCTGTTTGATACCATCGAGACAGTGGTCCGGAACAGGGAGCTGCAGGGGAAGATCTGCCAGTTTATAGCACTGTCCAACAGTAATGATGTTGACAACCCCTATTTCCTGGAGCTGGATCTGGTGAACAGGGCGCTGAAGATGTCACAGTCCAAGCATGACCAGGTTTATGAAAACCAGAAGAAAAGGCTGCTGCTCCTGTGCATCAATGAATCACCGATTGCCAGGAAGAAGAAGGACACGAGCCTGTACCAGCTCACCGCAGGCAGCGATTATGAGAGGATGGCTCTTGATAATGACTTTGTGGAAGTGGACACTGGCAGTGTGAAGAGCCTGGATCTGAGACACTGGAAGCCAGAAGTAGCACTTGGAGGGATCTGTCTGTATAAGTCCACACAGTACAGAGGCAAGTGGTATGTCAGCCAATACACACCCAAGCAGGTGCCAAGGACCTACACAACATCGGAGATCTCCCTAGAGCGGTTCCGGTTTAAGTATGGTACACTATACAATGCCTACATCAATGATGACATCACTTTTGAGGACCATCAGTGTGAATACCTGTTTACAGTGTACCTGAAAACGTGATATAATAAAACGCATAGTTTACCTCCTATTTGAGATATGGTTGCACAGGAGAGGACCAGGAACGCATTGCCTGGTCCTTTTCCTATGGTAGTTATACGATGGTATAAATGGTTACACGATAGTATAAAAGGGTTATACGATGGTAACATGTAGTAATCAATACTATGTTTCATTGTGTACACAATAAAGGGGGGTAGTCTTTTTTACAACATGTAGTATTCGTATCTACTATACCTATGCCCAGATCGGAAGAG